GATACCCCCGCCGCGAAGGCGGAGGCCGGATATTTTGAAGCTGCTGCCCGCGAGAGCGGACGGCAGCTTGAGAACATCACGGACGAGGGAGGCTTAAAAATGGCGAGAGTAAAAAAACGCATTTTTGCCGGCGCGGTATGCCAACAGATCGTTTATAACGTATCGGACCGCGCGGCAGAGCCGACAAAGGCCAAGCCCAAAAAGCCGCGCTTTGAGTCGGCGGAGGAGCGGGCGGAGTTTAACCGCCAGATCGCCCGCCGCCGCTTCGCGCGCGACGTCAACGCAAACTTTACCCCTCGCGGCTACTATGTGACCCTTACATTTGATATAGAGCACGAGCTGCATACCTTTGATGATGCGCGGCGCGTGCGCGACAACTACATCCGCCGCCTGCTGCGCGCCTGCCCGGAGGGGCGGGGCTTTATCGTGATGGGGCGCGGCAAAAGCACAAACCGCATACATATGCACATGATATGCGAGGGCATCTCGCCGGAGATCATCCGCGCAAAGTGGGGACTCGGCGAGGTCGTCGCGGTCACGCCGCTGCGCGAACATAATTTTTACAACGGCATCGACTGCGGGCAGGACTACACGGCGCTCGCCTACTACTGCTTCGATCACTGGACGCAGGAGCAAGGCGGACACCGCTACAAGCGCTTCGGCGAGCTGCGGCACGCCGAGGAGGAGGAGCCGACCGAGGCGCGCATCGACTACCGCCCGGAGCGACCGCCGATAGCGCCCAAGGGCTACCGCTTCGTGCGCGTGGAGTACAACCGCTACGGTTATATGTGCTTCCACTATGTCCGCGACCGGCGCGGCCGCTGCCGGACGAAAAAGGAGTGAGCCAAGCCCCAAAAACGGTGGGGCTTGGGAAGGTACTTGTAAATGTGTAAAATTTTACGACCACAACAAGGAGGGCGGCGACAATGAGCCAGGTGATGAGACTCTGCGCAAGATGCGAGCGCAAAATAACGGAGCATTACTACACGGTGGAGGTCATGGGCAGCGCCACGGAGCGCGGCACCTGCGCCATGTGCGGAAGGACGGGATATTTTGCGCGCTTTGAGTTTTCCCCGCGCCGAGCCGTTTACAAGCGGCGTACCGGTGGCGGGGAGCGTCAGCGCGCGGGAGGAGGATCGCGATGAGCAGACGCTACAGCAAGCAGGCACGCAACCGTGTGCGGGACTTTGTGGAGCTGCAGATCACGGACTATCACAGCAACCGCCGCGCCCTCGCGGACTATCGCGCGCAGAGCATCCCAAGCGCCGTCCCCAAGTACGGCGGGACAGGCGGCGGGCATGGAGGCGACTCCCGCCCGACCGAGCTTATCGGAGTGCGCATGGCATCCGACCAGTACATCGAGCATCTGACGCGCTCGGTCGCGGCTGTGGGGGCTGTGCTCTCCCGGCTCTCGCCGGAGGATCGGCGGCTCGTGCGTCTGCGATACTGGCGCCGTGGCTACACCGTGGAGCGTGCTGCGCAAGAGCTGTATCTCAGCAAGAGCGCGGCCTACCGCAAACTCAACGCAATCACCACCGCCGTCGCGCGGGAGCTGGGATATATCAGCTTTTGACAGGTTGGGATAATTGCACCAGTCGGCCGTGGTATAGTGGCAGCATCAAGAGCTATACCAAGGGCGGCGCGGCGGATATGCAGGCGCTGCCCTTATGTTTTCAGGGGGCTGCGCTATGCGCAAAGCAGACAACACCCGCAGACTATGCGCTCGCTGCCGCGCCGACTACCGGGACGCGGGGTACGAGCCGCGGAAGATCTGGACAAAGTACCGCGAGCCGTGCGATATATGCGCCCGCCCCGCGTGGCTGTACGAGATAGCGGCGGACGGCAATGATAAGCGATAGCCGCCTTGCCCAGCTCCGCGATCTGATAGCGCAAGGGCACGAGCAGGCGTTTTACTGGTGGCCGGAGTGGCGCACGGTGCGGGCGGAGGTGCTGCGGCTCGATCATGGCGAGTGCCGCGAGTGCCGTGAAAAACGACACCGACACAGCCACGCGGTGATAGTGCATCACATCAAGCACCTGCGCGACCGGCCAGACCTCGCCCTCAGCATATGGGATCCGGATACGGGCGAGCGGCAGCTTGAGGCGATATGCAAGACGTGCCACGAGGCGGAACATCCTGAGAGCCTACGGCAATATGCGCCGACAGCTTCGCAGATATCGGCCGAGCGCTGGGACTGACCGTGTGATACCCCCGGTCGAAAAAAACAAAGCTGTCCCGCCGGGCTCAACTCGTGGGGGTGCAGGACAAAAGAGAAAACCTCGTGCGCGCGCCCGCGCAGACCGGCCAAGGCAACAGAAAAAACGAAAAAGAGGTTTGAAATGAGCACGATTGACTTGCGCTGCGGAGATGCGCTGGAACAACTGAAAACGCTGCCTGACGGCTCGGTCGACCTCGTGCTCACGGATCCACCGTACAACATCGGAGTGCAGGAAACGCGGGCGGGCTCAAAGACTGTAGCCGCGTGGGACAAAATCGAGAATTACACCGACTGGTGCATCGAGTGGCTGAACGAGTGCAGCCGGGTGCTTAAGCCGAACGGCGTGCTGTACTTTTGGCACAACGACATGGCTCAAATCGCGGAGCTGCTGCACGAGATAGCGGAGAAAACCGACCTTGTGCTTGTGAGCTTTTGCATCTGGGACAAGGGGGAATCCTACCGCCCGCAGAGCTGGAAGCAGAGAGACCCGGAAGGAACCACAGCCCTCCGCTCGTGGTTTAACGTGAGCGAGTACTGCCTCCACTTTTTCAAGGCGCCGAAAGCCGCCGGGGCGGCGTGGAGAGCGACCGGCTTGGACCGCATCAACAGCAACCCCGAATGCTACAAGCCTATCAAGGACTGGTACAAAAGCGAACTTGACAGGCTCGGCATCACGACGCAGACCGTGGCCAAGAAGTACACCGCCGTGACCGGCAAGAAGCCTTATATGCTGCGGCACTACTTTTGCGACGCACAGTTTGAGATACCGACCCGCGAGATATGGGACGCGGTGTACCGACCGCTCGGCTTTGGCAAGGAATACGAGGAACTGCGGAAGGAATACGAGGAACTGCGGAAGGAATACGAGGAACTGCGGAACTATCACCGCTGCGATGCTATGCACTGCAACATATGGCACGAGCCGCCGATACCGAGCACCAACAGGCTGCACACCTGCCAGAAGCCCGTGAAGATACTGCGGCGGCTTATCCGCGTATCATGCCGGCCGGGAGGCACGGTGCTTGACTGCTTTATGGGGAGCGGGAGCACCGGCGAGGCCGCGATACTTGAGGGGCGGAGCTTTATAGGCATTGAGCGGGATGCAGGATATTTTGAAATTGCCCGCAAACGACTGGAGACCGTAAACAACCAAGAAAGAATATACGGGATGTGAAAAGCGATGCGACTTTCGAAAATCGGAGATTTGGCACCGGTATTGGCTGAGAAGCTGGAGCGGGACGGAATTTCGTGGCGGGACGCGCCGTACATCCACGAAGACGTCCGCCGAATGCTTGAGGACGTGCCGTACATCCACGAGGACGTCCGCCGAATGCTTGAGGACGTGCCGTACATCCACGAAGACGTCCGGAAGATGCTTGAAAGTGAGCAATTCAAAAACGGCGAAGGCTGCGCTGCAAACTGGTGGCTACGATCCGCAGCTTCCCCGTTTGGCTCGCTTCGGAGCACGGAAACACAAAACACAATCGCGCAGCTACAAGCGCAGATAACGGCAAGGCAAAAGGAAAATATGAAGATGCGGCTGACCGCGGAAATGGTAAACGCGGCAGTTTTTACACCGCGAGAGTTGCAGACCACCAGGCTCTGGACAATGGTTCCGGACGACGCCGAGAACGTGTTCTACGCAGACAATGTACCCGTGGCGTGGGAAGGAGGGAAAGTAGAATGATACCTGAAAACGGAATTTTGTTTCTATGCGACGGACGCGCCGAATGCGAACAGAGATTCGGGTGTTTCGTAGATGGCGTACGCAGCGGCTGCTGCCACACGGAAGATATTCGTCACGCAAGGAATTTTCACAAGACGCGTACAATGGTGAAAAGGTCGGACGGGACAGAGGGGCCGGGATTCATATGGGTAGAAAACGAACCGGGCGCAGAGCTACGGACTCTGCTTGAAGCCTTAGATAGCAACGGCGGCGGTGAACCGAAAGGTGAAACCAAGGCGGAGCTGGATGCGTTCGATTTCCTACGGAGGAGATTTAACCGGAAGGAGTGAGACAGTGAGCAAGAAACCGGTCAGATGGGAAAATACAAAGCGATACCGCGAGATGCGGCGGGGGCTGCTGGACAACCTCGAAAGCCGGGGGCTCATCGAACCGATGTACCGCGGCCTCGTTGACGAGTATATGACGCTGTGGGTACAGCAGCAGCAGCTCCGCGCCGACGTTGAAGAGCACGGCGTGACCGTGAAGGATGAGAAGCGCGGGATGAACGTAGAGAACCGGAGCGTTTCGCTCGGTGTGATGGTCTCCCGCCAGATGCTGCAGATATACACGGCGCTCGGCTTTAAGGAGATAAGCGGAGCGGGCGCGGCGCCGATGCAGGACGACGATGAGCTGTAAAATCCCGGCGGACGTGCTCGCCTACATCGAGAGCATCGAGCGGGACGAGCCGAGAGCCGGGCGCGAGCTGCACGCGCTTGCCGCTTATCTTCGACAGGTTTTCAACACCGAGGAGCTGATTTTTGACGAGGAGCTATACGGCCGGTATATGAGCCTTGCGCGGTACTTTCCGTTTGAGCTTTTCCCGTGGGAAAAGGCGATGACGGCACTCTGGCTCTGCACGTTCTCCGCGCCGGGCGTGCCGCGGTGGAAAACGATTTTTACAATGCTTGGCCGCGGCGCCGGTAAGGACGGCTTTATAGCTTTCACGGCTTTTTGCATGGTCTCCCCGTACAACCCCGCAAAAAACTACGACGTTGACATCTGCGCCAACAACGAGGAGCAGGCGATGCGCCCGGTGCTTGACATTGTGGAAGTTTTAGAGACACCGAAAACCGAGGGCAAGCTCAAAAAACACTACTACCACACAAAGCAGCTTGTACAAGGGAGGGCAAACAAGGGCGTTATCAGGGGCAGGACGAACAACCCCAAGAGCCGCGACGGTATGCGCAGCGGCGCGATAATCTTTAACGAAGTCCACATTTACGAGAACTATCTGAATATCAAGGTTTTTATGTCGTCGCTCGGCAAGAAGGAACAGCCGCGCGTCGGCATTTTTACATCCAACGGCGACGTATCCGACGGCCCGCTTGATGACTACATCAACAACGGCATGCGGATACTCTTTGAGGGCGAGCCGGACAACGGCTTTTTGCCCTTTATATGCCGCCTCGGCAATGAAAAAGAAGTGCATGACCCGGCAAACTGGCCGAAGGCCAACCCGTCGATTGTATACATGCCGACGATGCAGCGCGAGACGCAGGAGGAGTATGAGGACTGGAAGCAGTACCCCGAACGCAACGGCGACTTTTTGACAAAGCGCATGGGGATCCGCAAGGGCTACAGCGACACCCTCGTGACCGACTACGCAAACGTAAAGGCGACAAACCGCGAGCTGCCCGACCTGAGCGGGTGGAGCTGCACGGCGGGCATCGACTACGCGGAGCTGAGCGACTGGGCAAGCGTAAACCTCCATTTCCGCCGCGGCGAGGAGCGCTACGACATCAACCACTCTTGGCTGTGCCTGCAGAGCAAAACGCTGACGCGAGTGCAGGCACCGTGGCGCGACTGGGCGGAGCGGGGGCTTATCACCTGCGTGGACGACGTGAGCATAAAGCCGGAGCTGCTCGGCCAATACATCCTCGACGCGGCGTGGCGCTACAACGTGCGCATGCTTGCAATGGACCACTACCGGTGGACGCTTGTGGCGGAGGCAATGGGCAGAGCGGGCTTTGACGCCGCAGACAAAAGCCGCGTAAAGCTCGTCCGGCCGAGCGACATTGCGCAGATAATCCCGGTGATTGACGAGTGCTTCAGCCGGCAACGCTTTACATGGGGAGACTGCCCGCCGCTGCGATGGGCAGTGAACAACACAAAAAAATGCAGAAGCGGGAAAAAGCAGGGCACGGACACGGGGAATTTTTATTACGCCAAGATCGAGGCGAAGAGCCGCAAGACCGACCCTTTTATGGCGCTTGTGGCATCAATGACCACGGAGCAGACGCTCGGCACCGGGCTGCCGCTGCAGGCGCCGCCAATCGGCGCTATATCTTTTTAGGGGTGATGCAACATAGGACTTGATTTTTTTAAGTGGCTCCGACCGAAGAGCGGCGAGAGCGGGCAAACCGGCTATGCGGAGATAAGCTGCACGGAGCTTGAGGCCGCGGCTCAGGAGTACCAGATCCGGGAGCTGAGCTTCTGGGTGTGCGCAAACATGGTGGCAAACGCGCTCGGCCGCTGCGAGGTAAAGACCTACCGCGCGGGACAGGAGGAACGCGGGCGCGAGTATTACATGTGGAACGTCGAACCGAACACAAACCAGAGCGCGACGGCGTTTTTTCATAAGCTCGCGGCGCGGCTGTACCAGGACAACGAGGCGCTGATAATCGGCACCGGGAAGCGCAACGGCCACGACACCATAGCCGTGGCCGACGACTGGATGGAGCCGGAGGACAACGGCGACCGGGAGAACGAGTACCGCGGCGTGATGCTTGGGAACAAGAGCTATGACAAGACCTTTAGGGAGCGGGACGTGATGCACCTGCGGCTGAACCACATCAACATGAAACCCGTTGCCGATGCGATGTTTGCAAGCTATGTAAAGCTTGTGCAGGCCGCGATGAAATCCTACACTTGGGAAAACGGGCAGCACTGGAAGGTGAAGGTCGGGCAAATCGCCCAGAACGGCGAAAACTGGCAGGAGACCTTCCAAAAAGTTTTGACAAATCAGATCCGGCCATTTTTAGAAAACCCCACTGCGGTGCTGCCGGTTTTTGACGGCTACGACTATGAGGACGCTGCCGCCGGGCAGAAGTCCAAGAGCACCGACCGCTCCCGCGAGGCGAAAAAGCTGATAGAGGACATTTTCGACTTTACGGCGCGGGGCTTCGGCATCCCCGCCGTGCTTGTAAACGGCACGGTGGAGGGAGTAAAGGACGCGCAGCAACGCTTTTTGACGGGCTGCATAGACCCGATATGCGACCAGCTATCGGAGGAGGGCACACGCAAGCGCTACGGCTACGACGGATGGAGCCGGGGCGACTATCTGCGGGTGGACTCATCCGCGATAATACACTTTGACCTTTTTGCCAATGCCGCGAATATCGAGAAGCTGGTGGGCAGCGGCGCCTACTCCCTTAACGACGTTTTGAGGGCGGCGGGACAGGCCACAATTAACGAACCGTGGGCGGACGAACACTACATGACCAAAAATATCGGGCTTGTGGAGGAACTGCTGAACGGAGACGGGAAAGGAGGAGAAGGCAATGGAGAATAAAGGAGTTTTCAACATCCGCCAGCAGGCCGCGGGCAGCAAGGTTGAGATATACATCTTCGGCGACGTAGTCGATGAGCAGTGGTGGAGCGACGAAACTAGCCCGAAAAGCGTCGTAGACGCGATAAAGGGACTTGACACGCAGGAAATCAGCGTATACATCGACAGCTACGGCGGCAGCGTCGCGGCGGGATGGGGCATATACAACGCGCTGCGGCAGCACCCCGCCAAGGTAAAGACCTACGGCGTGGGCTTTGTGGCCTCGGCGGCGCTGTATCCTTTTCTGGCGGGCGATGAACGCTACGCCTCGACACTCTCGGCGTACTACATGCACGAGGCATGGACAAGCGCGAGCGGGTACGCCGACGAGCTGCGCCGCGCGGCGGATCAGATCGAAAGCCTTACCGACGTCGGCGTTAACGCCTTTGTAGAGCGTGCCGGCATGGAGCGGGACAAGGTGCTTGAGCTGATGCATGAGGAGACATGGCTGACGCCGGAGGCGGCGCTTGAGCTTGGCATAGCGACGGCGATAACGCAGGAGAGCGGGAGCGGCCCGGCACAGAGCGCCCGCCGCGAGATAATGCAGCGGCTGACACAGCCGCGCGAAGAGAAAAAAACACCAACCCCAAAGCCCGGCAAGAGCATCATGGAGATGCTGGCCGGAGTTTTTAACGACTAAAAGGAGGACAAAAAATGACCAACCACAACACCCCCACGAGAGAGGAGCTGCGCCAGCAGCTTATGCAGGCGCTGCGCGACAACAACCAGGAGAGCTTTGCCGGAGTATTTGACCAGATGCTTGAGAGCATCGGAGAGGGCATCCGCACCGAGTACGAGCAGGAGCTTAACGGGCTGCGCGAGGAGCTTGACACCCGCGTGCTGACCGCCCGCGGCTGCCGCCAGCTGACGAGCGAGGAGAAAAAGTACTACCAGGCGCTTGGCGCCGCCATGAAGGCGAAGGACGCGAGACAGGCCATGACAAGCCTTGACGTCGTCATGCCGGAGACCGTCATAGACTCCGTCTTTGAGGACCTGCGCAGCAACCACCCGCTTTTGAGCCGCATCGACTTTGCGGCCACCAACGGCGCGATCCGGATGCTGATGAACACCAACGGCTACCAGGAGGCCGCGTGGGGCGAACTTTGCGACGAGATCGTGAAGGAGCTGACCTCCGGCTTTAAGGAGGTCGACACCACCCTGCTCAAGCTCTCGGCATTTTTGCCGGTGTGCAAGGCAATGCTCGACCTTGGCCCGCAGTGGCTCGACCGCTACGTCCGCGAGGTGCTGTATGAGGCGCTGGCAAACGGCCTTGAGTACGGCATCGTAGACGGCGACGGCAACAGCAAGCCCATAGGCATGACCCGCCAGGTCGGCGCGGGCGTCACCGTGACCTCCGGCGTCTACCCCAAGAAAAACGCCGTAAAGGTCGGCGACCTCTCGCCGGAAACCGTCGGCAAGCTGATAAGCCTGCTTGCGCTCGACGAAAACGGCAAGACCCGCCCGGTGAACGACGTGATCCTGCTCGTGAACCCGCAGGACTACTTTGAAAAGGTCATGCCGGCCACCACCGTGATGGCGCCGGACGGCACCTACCGCAACGACGTGCTGCCCTATCCCATGACCGTGATCCCCACCGCAGCGCTCAAGACCCGCGGCGAGGCGGTTATCGGCATCGCGCGCCGCTACTTTGCGGCGGCTGGCTCCAACCTCGCGGGCAACATCGAGTACAGCGACCACGCGAAGTTTTTGGAGGACAAGCGCGTATACCTCATAAAGCTCTATGCTAACGGCATGCCCAAGGACAACAACGCTTTCCTGCGCCTGGACATCTCCGGCCTTGCGCCTCTCACCTACAAGGTGGTACAGGTTGACGGCCGCAACAAGAGCACCGACGCCACCCTGTCCGCCCTGAGCCTCGGCAGCGCGGCCCTCAGTCCGGCCTTTGCGGCGGCGACCGTATCCTACACCGCGAGCACCACGGCGGCTACCAACACCGTGACCGCAACCCCGGCAGACGCGGGCGCGACCGTTAAAATCACCGTGAACAACACCGAGATCAACAACGGCAGCGCCGCGACTTGGACTACCGGCAGCAACACCGTCAAGGTGGAGGTGACGGCCGAGGACGGCAGCACCACCAAGACCTACACCGTCACCGTGACCAAGTCCTGATATGGCGGCGCGGGACGACTTGCCGGACGGCCTCTTTGAGGATGTGCGCAATTACTGCGATATCACGTGGGAGGACGAGGGCACGGACAAAAAGCTGCTGACCCTCATCGGCAACGGCATTGCGTATCTGGACGGGAAAAGGGGCGAGCCCGCGGACTACACCGCCGACGGGCTCCCCCGCCAGCTCCTGCTTGACTATGTGCGCTACGGCAGGGACAACGCCCTTGAGGTGTTTGAGGCAAACTACGCTTCGGCAATCCTTGCCATGCAGCACGAGGTGACGGTGGCACGATATGCTTAGAGTACCGGACAAGCCAAACGGCAAAATCAGCCGGAGCTTTTGCGACGGCATCGTAAAAATCTACGCCACGGAGGATGCGGCGCAGCCCGGCTACACGCCAGAGATCAAAAAAACATTCAAGGCGGCGCTGCCATATGAGGAGCGCCGCCTTGGCATACAGCGGTATTACATGGCGGAGCAAAACCAGATACAGGTGCAGCGCGTGGTACGGGTGCCGCGCGGCGTAAAAATCACGAGCCAGGACATAGCCGAGACCGAGGACGGCGAGACCTACCGCATCAACAAGGTGCAGGCCGTGACGGAGGGTATGCCGCCGGCGCTCGACCTTGAGCTTGCGGCATACACGCAGGGGGTGAGCGGATGAGCTGGGAGGACACCATACGCGAGGCGCATACGCGCGTAACGGACGCCGTGAGCCACCACGCCCGACTCCGCTCTGACCGTTATTTTGTCTGGCAGGAGGAGGGCGACAACGCCCTCTATGCCGAGGGCGGTATAGCGGAGCGGGCAATGCGCGGCACGACGGACCTTTTCACAAAGCTCGACTCCGACCCGTGGGCGGCGGCGTTTGAAAAATCCATGACCGAGAGCGGGATAGCGTGGTATCTCAACACGATCCAGTACGAGCCGGACACCGGCTTTAGGCACTACGAGTGGGTGTGGGAGGTGCTTAGCTGATGGCAAAGATAAGCTTTCCAGGCCTTAAGGCCTACGAGGACAAGATCTCAAAACTCGGTGCAAACTCGGAGAAATTTATAAAGCGCGCCGTCTACGAGGGGGCCAGAGTGACGGCGGACAGTGTTGCGGCGAGAATCGCCGCAATGCCTGCCGTCACTGACGCGGAAGCGCTTAAGGCGTACCGCACCCGCACTGCGTGCAGGATCAGCGCCTCGCAGAAACAGGGATTGATGGAGAATTTCGGCCTGAGTACGATGCGCAACGACAGCGGCTACATCAACACAAAGCTTGGATTTAAGGGTTACAACTCCGTCAAGACGAGGAAGTACCCCAACGGGCAGCCTAACCCGCTGATAGCTTCGGCGGCGGAGAGCGGGAGCATTGCAATGATTAAAACCCCGTTTATGCGCCCCGGAGTGCGCGCGGCAAAAGCTGCGGCAGAAAAGATAATGGGCGAAACCATTGACGACGAAATCAAAAAAATTATGAAGTAGGAGGATATCAAATGGCAACTATAGGCGTAAGCAAGCCGTACTACGGCATATACGGCAACAGCGGCGCCACCGTGACCTACACGGCGGGCGGCGTGATGGGCAAGCTGACCGAGATCGGCATAGAGATAAGCGACACCGGCGACAACAACCTCTACGCCGACAACGCGATAGCGGAGGCGGAGCGCCTCTTCGCGGACGGGACGCTGACCCTCAAGCCGGACGAGCTGAGCCAGGAGATCAGCAAGGCTCTCCTCGGTCTTAAGGAGGAGGCGATCGGCACCATCACCAACGTCACCGACGAGGGCGTAAAGGAGCTTGTCTACGACGACGATCAGGTGACGCCCAACGTCGGCGTTGGCTTTATCATCAAGAAGCAGGTGAGCGGGGCGCTCAGATGGCGCGCAGTGGTGCTGACCAAGGTGATGTTTTCAATTCCGGCCGACGCCGCGACCACTCAGGGCAAGAGCATAGAGTGGCAGGTGCCGGAGCTGTCGGCCACGATACAGCGCGACGACAGCACTAAGCACGCGTGGAAAAAGGAGGCCACCTTTACGACCGAGGCGCAGGCCGAGGCGTACATAAAGGACCGCCTCGACATCTCAGCATGAGGGCGCGCAGATGAGACAGACAAGCGTTAAGATAGACGGGGTGGAGTATCCGCTGTGCTACAGCGTCCGCGTCGTCAGAGCGGCCGTGGAGCGCTTTGGCTCGCTTGAAGCAATGGGCAAGGCTGCATTCGCCGGAGAGGGCGCGGAGAGCGTAGACGCGCGCCTGTGGCTGCTAGCGCAGGAAATGGACGCGGGGGCTCGCTACGCAAAGCGCTGCGGCCTTGACTCCCCCGCCCCCCTAACCGAAGAGGAGATATTAGACAGCGTACCGGGGCTGCAGATTGCGGAGCTGCTCAACGCCGCCGTGAGCGCGATGGTGGAGAGCAGCGCGACAAGCATCGACGCCGAGCCGCCGGAATCAAAAAACGCAGGAGCCACTCCGGGGGAATGATCCCGGAGTGGCTTATCTGGTATGGCTTAAAAATCGGGCTGAGCTACGCGGAGACTCTGGACACGCCATACGGCGAGCTTTTGAGCCTCATCGCGGCGGAGCAGATAAAGCACGAGGGCTACAGCCCCAAGTACACGGCCTCGGACGAGGACGTAATCCCGGACATAAGGTGAGGTGAGCGGATAAATGGCGGATAATATAGGCCCTAAAATAGGCATTGACGGCGAGGCAAAATTCCGCGCGTCGATAAACAACATATCGGCGGCGCTTAAGGCACTCGACGCGCAAATGAAGAGCACCACAAGTGCCTTTACCGCCCAGACCACAGCAGAAGAAAAAAATAAAAAGACACTCGAGCAGCTTGCAAAGCAGGCCGCGACGCTCATCACTGCGCAGAAAAAAGCCAAGCAGAATATCGAGGACGCGACGAGCGCGACGGGCGAAAACTCGTCGGTGACGCTCAAGGCAAAGCGCCAGTATGAGGAGGTCACAGCCCGACTCAATGAGACTTATGCCGCAATGCAGCAGCTCAGCGAGGGCTTTGAGGACAACGGCGCCGCCGCCGAGGAGGCGACCGGCCCGCTTGAGCGCTACGCCGACACAATGGCCACGCTGCAGGCGGCGGACAAGGTGCTTGATGTGCTGCACACGATAGGCGACGGCATGACCGCCGCCGCGGAGAGCAGCATAGCCTTTGAGAGCGCTTTTACCGGAGTAAGAAAGACCGTGGACGGCACGCCGGAGCAGCTTGCCGCGATATCCGACGAGATCAAGCGCATGGCGGCGGAGACGGGCGTGTCCACCACCACAATCGCGGCGGTGGCTGAAAACGCCGGGCAGCTCGGCGTTGCCACCGAGAATATCGCAAGCTTTACGCGCACGATGCTCGATCTCGGCGAGAGCACCAACCTCACCGCCGACGAGGCAGCAGTGGCTATAGCTCGGCTTACCAACATCATGGGGAGCGGCGAGGACGCGACGTCACGGCTCGGCTCGTCGCTCGTGGCGCTCGGCAACAATTTCGCCACGACCGAGAGCGAGATCTTGGAGATGGCGACGCGGCTTGCCTCGGCGGGCAAGCTTGCCGGCATGAGCGAGGCGCAGATCCTCGCACTTGCAACGGCGATGAGCTCGGTTGGCATAGAGGCGGAGGCCGGCGGAACCGCCATGACCCAGACGCTAAACGCCATAGACCGTGCGGCAAGCTCCGGCGGGGACACGCTGGAGACCTTTGCCCGCGTCGCCGGCATGAGCGCGGAGGAATTTACGACGGCGTGGCGGACAGACGCGGCGGGAGCGCTGACTGCGTTTATTCAGGGGCTTTCCGCACTCTCCGCCCAGGGCGGCAGCGTGACGGCAATCCTCGATGATCTCGGCCTGAGCGGGATACGTCAGAGCAACATGCTGCGCTCCCTCTCGCTCGCGTCGGACATGATGACCGACGCGCTTGAGACAAGCAACAGCGCGTGGGCGGAAAACGTAGCGCTGGCAAACGAGGCAAACGCCGTATACGGCAACACTGAGCACAGGATAAGCGCGGCGCGGGAATCCATCAATAACCTCGGCATTGCCATAGGCGACGCATTCGGGCCGCAGATATCTGGCGGGGCGGACATGGTTAACGACCTCGCGCAGGCGCTGACGGACGCGGCGGAGACCGCGCCCGGTCTTGTGAGCGCACTCGGATCCGTAACCGTGGGCATCACGGGGGCAGCGTCCGCGTATGTTGCGCTTAAGGCGGCGGCTACGGCCTTTAACGCTATCGGCATCACGTCTCTTGCGGCGCTCGGCCCTCTCGCGGCCGTGGGCGCGGCGATAGGCCTCATAACGGCGGGCGTGACCGCCGGACAGGCAAAATGGGACGCATACGTCGACAGCATGACGCCGGCGGCGGAGTCCGCGGCCGAGATAGCCGCGGAAATAGAAAAGCTTACAGCGGAGCGAGACAAACTGCAGCAAGAGTGGGACGCTACCGGGTGGGGCTATGGTGACGGGGATACCAACTACTACAAAGAGATAGCCTGGCGCGACGAAGCGATAGAAAAATACACAAAAAAACTCGCAGACAACGCCACGGCGCAGACCGGTGTGACCGTGGCGGTGGACGAGAACACCGTGGCCGTCGCACTGGCGGCGGAGCAGGAGGCAAAGTATCAGGAGGTCATGGGCGGCGTGACGGAACTGCTGCAAAAGCAGCAGGAGCGCTACGAAAAGCTGCGCGAGACCTACGCGAGCACCTTTGGCCTTTTTGAGACGGCACCGGAGCTTGTACACACAAGCACGGCGGACATGATATCATCACTCCAGAGCCAAGAGCAGTACTGGACGAATTTCGGCGACAACATGAAGCGCGCGGCGGAGCTTGGAATTGACGACGGACTTCTGCAGGCGCTTGCCTCGATGGGCACCGAGGGCGCGGCATATCTGCAATCTATCCTTGACGACATGGACAGCCTCGGCGCGGGCAGCGAGGAGAGCTTGCAGCTGCTTAACGACCTTAACAGCAACTACCAGGCGGCGCAGGAAGCACAGGCGCAGGCCGCCGCCGAAGCCTCGGACGCAATTGCCCAGTCAAGCGGCGAGATCGACGAGGCGATGCGGAACATAGCTGACGCCGCCAAGGAGCTGGACAAGACCTCCGAGATGTACGAGACGGCGGAGGCCAACATCGACAGCTACCTCGCCGGGCTTGAGGCGCAGGCCGGGCCGCTGTACAACACGATGAAAGAGATGGGGCAAAACATCCTCGCGGCGCTGCAGAGCGGCATCAACAGCGGGACGCTGACACTGCCGGGCGTAAGCGGCGGCGGTTTTAGCGTGGACGGCAGCCACAAGACGGGGCTTGACTATGTGCCGTATGACGACTACGTCGCGGTGCTGCACAAGGGAGAGATGGTGCTCCCGGCGGACGACGCGGCGGACTACCGCAGCGGCGGCAGAACGGGCGGCGCGTCCACCACAGTCAACCTTTACCCGCAGACCGTGGACGAGGCGACGATCGACTACATCTACAACCGCTTTTCAACACGAATGGGGGCGGAAATTTGAGAAAATTTTATCTTGAGAACGAGCTTGGCGAGCGGAAGCCGCTCAACGGCGAGGACGGGATATTTCTCACCGACCCCGCGGGGCTCGGCGTAAGCTACGGCAACAGCTACGCCGACCTCGGCGCGGGCTTTTTTCGCCGCGTCGAGGAAAAACAGCCGCAGGGCGTGATACCGTGCAGTCTCACGTTTATGCGCGGGGCGTATGAAAAATACAAGGATTTTGCGGACTGGGCGCTGCGCGCCGAGACCCTATATCTTGTTTACAAACCACTCAACGTTGCATATTATCGGCGCGTGGAGCTGTCCTATCTCACAAAAACGGAGATAACAAGCGGGACATGGATGGAGATCCCGACAGCGTTTGTGTGCCTGACACCATGGTACACGCCGGCGCCGCTCGTCCTTAATTTTGAGGACGAGGGCGGCGAGGTGATGCAGTACGAGTACACCTACAGCGATACGCTTGTATATGCGGCCTCCGGCGCGGGGGCGTATGCCGTGAAGGTGAGCGCGGCGGGGCACGACCCGGCAGCGCTTGCGATAGAGTACAAGGGCGCGATAACCGACCCCGTGCTGACGCTGACGGGGCTGGAGAGCGAAACGCTTTACGGCAAGCTCGCCATAAGCGGGGAGTTTGCCGCGGGCGACACGATCGCGGTATCCACCGAGCTGGAGGACAGCTACGCACGCAAGATATCCGCAGACGGGACGGAGACCGACCTCATCGACAAGGTGGACATAGCGGCGGACGCGGAGCCGTTTTTCACGGTGCCGCTGACCGAGCCCTGCATACTGCGGATAAGCGCGGCGGCTATGAGCGGGACGATATCCGCCAAGGCGTATTTTTACTACCGCACTGTATAAGGGGGGCGCGAATGAAGGCATATATAAAACGCAGCTCCGACTTTAGAACGGTGCTGATGGGGACGGCGGAAAGCTGGTCACTGCCGGTCGCGTCCGCCGACGGGGACACAGGTCAGCTTGCGCTTGCGGAGTACGCGCCGACGGAGCATACCGGCAACTGGGTGTACGTCCTCGGGCAGATCTATCGCATAGCGCAGGCTACGCCAAGCAACAACCAGTTTACCGCCACGCTCGCCGACCCCGCGACGGCCTTTGACCGGCAGGCGATATGGCCGGACGCACCGGAGACAACCTATGGGGCGTTTATCAAGGCCGCGCTTGAGCGGGACTATCTCAACTGCGCGGATACGGCATACAAGGTGCCGTATCTGCAAATCACAAACACGGACACCACACCGCTGACCGCGCCGGAGCTTGACGACACCAAACTCTACAAGCTCTCCGACATCATCACCACGGCGCGGGCGGCAGGCGTCCGCATCCGCTTCGGCATCGACGGCGACAAGCTCGCCGTCGATATCTCCACGGGAGCCGGCACGGAGCACAACATACTTTTTACCGACGGGCGCGCGCAGCTTGAAACGGAGAGCTACAGCGCGGACACGACGGCCAAGGTAACGGTGCTGCAGGCGCAGGAAAAGGCGGAGGACGCCAACAAGGACACGCCGACCGAGTACGTCGCGCACACGTTTTATCTCTCCGTGAGCGGAGAGATAACGGAGACCGCCCCCACCGACCGGGCAGAGGGCAAGTGGGCATACATCACCTGCAAGGCGGACGAGACTCCTGCCGACAAGGCGGCGGAGGTGTTCGCGGCGAACGCGAACAGCTACAAAATAGAGTTTTACTCGTCGCGGCGGTATGCGCTGTATGACCGGGTGCGGCTGCGGCTGCACGGCGCGGTGTTTGCGACGCGGATCACGGGGATCACGCTTAAAAGCGGCGACGACAGATACCTCTACCGCTGCGGCGAGCTTGCAACGACGATACAGCAAAAAGTAAAAAAGAGCTTGAGCGCATCAAGCGCAAGAACATCCGGAGGCGGTGCGGGTATGTCGCTGCAATCCGTGTACCCTGTCGGAGCGATCTATATTTCAACAGCGGCCACAAACCCAAGTACGCTGTTTGGATTCGGGGCATGGGAGCAAATCAAAGATGTGTTTCTGTTGGCGGCGGGTGATACTTATGCGGGCGGTTCTATGGGTGGCGAAGCAACTCATACCTTGGCAGAAAATGAAATCCCAGCGCACAGACATAAGATTACTTATCCCAATGCAGGTGGCCCATATGGTGATGCGGCCATAGGTTATCCAACAAGCTCCGACACTAAAAAGACTTGGGGCGCAGAAATGTGTAAGACAGAAAGCGTCGGCGGCGGAGAAGCCCACAACAATATGCCGCCTTATTTGGCGGTATATATGTGGCGCAGAACTGCGTGATAAGGCAATACTGCGACGAAATAAAGGAGGCACAACATGATAAAACCCATTACATTCCCGGGACAAAAGGTCCCCGCAATCGCGCACGGAGCCATATTCCAGCGGCTTCTGCGCGACGGCAAGCTGTACGGCTGCGGCATCAGCAAGTCTGGCAGCACTCTCAATATCGGGGCTGGCCTCTTTGTGGAGGCCGGGCGACTCATAGAAATACTCACGACGGAAACTGTAAGCGTGACCGGCACGACCGGCTACGCGCGGATCAAGGGCACGATCGACAGCAGTAAAGCCTCCACGGCCTCCAGCTTCGCGCAGTTTGCGTGGACGGTGGACTACGCATCAACGCCGTACGGATTTGACGCGCTGACGCAGGGTAAGGTAAACGAGGGCGGCGCGACGTACGAAATGGAGCTTTGCGTCGTGGCACTCGGCAGCAGCGGCATTACCGACATTGTGCGCGGCTTTGCCGACGCGGCCACAATTATTACTGCAGACGCGCTAAACGCGGCAATGGCCGGGACGCGGTACAAGCTGGTCGACGGCGTACACTACGGGACGTCCGTGCCCTCAAATATCGCCGACAACGAGCTTTTTTACCTGATAGAGGGCTGAGACATGGCGAAGACCTACACAGGCTCATACGAGCTCACGGGCGGCAATTTCGGCGTAAGGCTGACCTATGCCGCCGCAAGGGAAAACGGCACGTGGTACGCTTGGATAACACGCGTAGAGGTCAAGATGGCGCAGCGCACGGGCACGTACAGCGTCAACACCTTCGGCGCCGTCTGCATCGACGGGACAGCCTCCGCAAGCGTGAGCGTGACGGGCACGTCGGTCGCCGGTCAGGCTTACGCCACGGTATGGGAGGGCGCGGGAACGAAAGTGCCGGTGTCCAAATCGGGCACTGCCCTGAGCTTCGCGCTGTCGTTCAAGAAAAACAGCTCGTACGGCAGCGCGTATCAGATGTATTTCTACGCTACGGCGGGCGGCACGGTGCTGCAGAACGGTATAGAGCTTACCGGCGCGGCACAGAGTCTGGCCGTGCAGGGCAGTGCCGCGATGATACGCATCAATGGCGTGCTTACTCCGGCGACGCCCTACGTCGGCAAAAAGTCTGCCGAGGCGTACCTGGGCAATTCGCCGTTAGGAGGTTAGATATGACAAAAATAAACGTATCGCACACATACGCGGAAGCAACGCAGCGCAAGAAACTACTACGCAATGCTACAATCAAGGCGTTGTATGAGCGCTACGGAATAGGAGGTAACGATGAGTAAAACCGGACAAGGACTCGCAGAATATGCGAAAGCACAGTTGGGCAAGCCCTACTGGTGGGGCACCTTCGGGCAAACGGCCTCGGCGGCGCTGCTCGCGCAGAAGCGGACGCAGTACCCCGGCTATTACACGGCGGACGACTTCGAGTCGCAGTTTGGCCGGAAGGTACACGATTGCGTGGGGCTTATAAAGGGCTACCTTTGGTGCGACACACCGGACAGCGAGCCTATATACAAGGCGGCGCAGGACGTCGCAGTAAGCGGGCTGTATATGGTCTGCACCAAAAGTGGCAGCATCGACACCATGCCGAACATACCGGGCGTGTGCGTATTTATGCGGAACATGTCTCACGTCGGCGTATATATCGGTGACGGCTACGTCATAGAGGCAAGTGGCCACGCGATGGGTGTCGTTCAAACCAATTTTGCAGGGCGCGGCTGGGGTCTGTGGGGTACGCCTCGCTGGATAAGCTACGAGGACGCTGCAGCTCCTACACAGCCCGCACAGACCACCACACAGGCGACCGCCTCGGCGCTGACCGTCACCGGCTTGCCGCTGCTGCGCTATGGCGACAAGGGCGAGTGCGTCCGCTCGGCGCAGCTGCTCCTCATCGGGCGCGGCTACTCTTGCGGCAGGTGTGGCGCTGACGGCGAAATAGGGCAGGACACGTATAATGCAATCATCGCTTTTCAGCGGGCATCCGGCTTGCAGCAGGACGGCATCATAGGCGCTCAGACTTGGGCGCGGCTGATAGGAGGTTAAGGCATGGCGTTTACTCTGGAGGACTTGGCCGTAAAATACGCGGAAACGGAAGCGCGGGGCAAGTCCAACACGCACAGGCTCGACGCGCTGGAGAAGAACCAAAAGGCGCTTAACGAGCTGACCACGTCCGTCAAGGTGCTCGCCACTGAGCAGAGCACCATGAAGACGGACATAGGCGAGATCAAAACCGGTCTCAAAACGCTTACGGACAAACCCGCCAAGAGGTGGGAGGCAATCGTAGACAAGGCAATCTGGGCGGTGCTCGGCGGGCTGCTTGCCTTCGCGCTGAGCCAGATCGGGCTTTAAGAGGCAAAACCGCGCCCCGCGCGGGGCGCGAAAAATGAAAGGAGAATAAAAATGGCAGACATCATCATCGAGAACATTGTGAAAATCACGGCGGCGCTGCTGCTGATGCTTATCGGCGTACTGGGTACATACCTCACGGCGCTTGCATCCAAGCGCGCGGAGACCGCAAACGTCGCCGAGGCGCTGCGCTCACTGACCGAGGCCGCGAAGACCACCGTCGGTGAGCTGCAGCAGACCGTAGTAAATCCGCTTAAGGAGGCCGCGGCCGACGGCAAGCTGACGCAGGAGGAGATAGCGAGTCTGCGCGATATGCTGATTACAGAGACCAAGCGTAAAATGCTGCCGTCGACGATTAACCTCATCAACGGCGCAGGCGCGGACATCGAGGCGATAATCCTCGGCGTGGGCGAGAGCCTTATCAACAAGGCCAAGCAGTAAGGAGGCACCCGTGGAGCCGCGAGAGATCAGAGCAATGCTGCAATACCCGGACGCGCCGCTCGTGGACTTCGCGGTGCGGCGGGCGAACCTCACCGCGCCGGAGTGGGAGTGCATCCGGCTCCGGGAGCGGGAGGACGAGACCAACGAGAGCGCCGCGGAGCGGCTGCTGATATCTACCCGCACGGCCGCGCGAAGGTATAACGAGGGGATGCACAAGCTCAACGCCTGCTGGAGCGGGCTGCCGTGGGTGCACAAAATAATCAAGCAATAACCAAGCCGGGGGCATTTGCCCCCGGCTCTCTTTTTTTTATACCCCGCAAAAAAACGGCGCAAAATTGGCGCGCTTTTGCGGTGGCGCTTTAGCCCGGATCTGATATCATGATATCAAGATATCAAGGGAGGGAAAACCATGACATACAGCAACCCAATGCCGGCTGCGCCGGTATACGGCAACTACTCGCCCCTGTCCCCGATGGGTACGCAGTATATGCAGCAGCCGCAGGCGGCGCCTGCACCTCAGGTGCCGAGCTTTGGCGT